GATCTTTAAGCGCGCCTTCCGTGATGCGGATGACGCAACACCCTATGCGAAAAACCCAAAGGCCCTGAGCCAGAAGCTCTACGCCGGCTGCCATGGCCGAGGCCTGATCCAGCTCACCTGGGAGGCCAACTACCGCAAGTGCGGCGACGCGCTGGGCGTGGACTTCGTGAGCAAGCCTGAGCTGCTGGCGACGCCTGAGTACGCGGCGCTGTCGGCCGCGTGGTTCTGGAAGGCCAATGGCTGCAACCAGGCCGCTGATCTGGGCGACATGACGAAGGTCACGGCTATCGTCAACGGCCCGGCCAAGCTGCACCTGGCCGAGCGCAAGGCGCAGTATCTCGTGGCGAAGGGGGCATACCCCGGCGCTGACACCAACGGGGCTACGGCCTAACAGGGAGGCTTATGCCACTGACACAAGTACAAACATCAATGCTGGGCGCGGGCGCTGTTGCGCAGGTGGTGAGCTCGCAGACCGGTGCCGTTTCCACTGGAACGACCATCATTCCAAGAGACGACACCATCCCACAAAACACAGAAGGCACCGAGTTTCTGAGTTGCGCCATCACGCCGACCAGCGCGTCAAATGTGCTTCAGATTGACGTGGTGCTGCATGCGTCTTGTTCTGTGACGTCTGACATTGTTGCAGCCCTATTTCAGGACTCTGCAGCTGGCGCGTTATCGGTTGGCAGCATGTATGCCACAACAGCAGTTGGCGTGATGGCTATCGTTCTCAGACATAGAATGACAGCGGGCACGACATCCGCAACGACATTTAGGGTGCGCGCCGGCCCAATAACTGCCGGCACCGTGACGTTCAACGGCTCTTCTGGTGGGCGGTATTATGGCGGGGTATACGCCTCATCCATCACCATCACCGAGATCAAGGCCTGACCTCCTGCCCCTTTGCGATCGCTGCGCCCGTCAGATCGGCTGCTGCTTTGGCGGCGCCGGTCTGCATGTAGGCATAGCCGGCCGTGGTGTCTGTCGACGCATGGCCAAGCAGTGCACCCACCGCCTCCAGCGTCAGGCCTGCTGAGAGCCCCGTGGAGGCGTAGAACCGACGCAGGTCGTGCATCCGCAGGTTCGTCACCTTCGCGCGCTTGAGCACCCCTTTCCAGCCGTTCTTGGGCGACTGCAGCGGCTCGCCTTCGATGCGGCCGCAGATCAGGTACGGGTTGCCCACCGTCACCGGGATCCGCTTGATGCACTCCATCGCTGGCGCTGACAGGTGCACCAGCTTTTCGCCGGTCTTGCTGTCGGGCAGGTGGATGGCGCCGTCCCTGATCCACTCGCGCCGGCAGTGCATGATCTCGCGCAGCCTGGCGCCCGTGTAGGTCAGCAGCTCCACCAGCCCGCGCAGGTACGGGTCCGACTTGGGCAGGGCATCAATGACCCGGCGCATTTCCTCGACGCTGGGCACGCGCTTGCGCTTCTTCTCGGGGTACTTCTCCACCCTCACCGGGTTGTCGCCGTCGCGCCACTCCCACTGCCTCGCCAGGTTGAACATCTTGGACAGCAGGCGCATGGCCGCGTTGGCCCGGTACGGTGTGGCCATCATGTCGGTGTGCACCTTGCTGATCTCCTTGGGCCGGATCTCCGACACCAGCAGATCGCCGAGCGGCTTCTTCAGGTGCAGCCGCCACAGGGTCTTGTCCTCGACCTGGCTGCGCGGCTTCTTGCGCGGCAACCACTCCTTCTCGTACTTGGCCCACAGGTCGGCGACGGTGTTGGGCTTGCTGCCCTCCACGTCCTTGCCCGAGGCCACGGCCGACAGGATCTGCAGCGCCAGCTCGCGGGCTTTGGTGCGGTTGATCACACGGGCGTCGCCGAGCGCCGGCTTGCGCTGCTTGCCATGGCGGTCGCGGTGGTACAGGTACCAGACCGACTTCGTGGCGAGCTTGCGCAGCTGCAGGCCGGGGATTTTGGAGTCGTGTTCGGTGGTCATGGTGTGGTCACGCTCTGGTCACGGGAAGCATCGGGCTGTGACCAGATGCTTCGGGTTACTCACTGCCGTAAACCATTGCAGAGTCTGCATAAAAAGGCAAGCATCGGGCTTGGTCTGGACCATGGAATCGGACTACGAATCTGGGGGTCGGACGTTCGAATCGTTCCGGGCGCGCCAATTAACCACCTGAAATCACTCGCAAAAAAGACGCCCAGCCGAGGCTGGGATTTCCCCAAAAAATCGCTTGGTCACGATCTGGTCACGCGATCGCGGCACGCCGATTTGGCCGCAGCTGGCATGGTGGGGTGGTAGCTCGAGGCGCTGCAGTCGATTCGCACCGGGGCCTGCTGGCGCGGCATGAGCAAAACGACCACGGCCGACACCAGCAGCACTGCAAGGCAGATCAGCAGGGCGCGGGCCAGCGATGCCAGGTAGATGCGCCACAGGGTCGGAGGCAGGGGCTCGGCGGCTTTCATGGCCTGGCCGACCTTTGCCACGCGGGCGGGGCAGTTGCGCCCCTGGTCGCAGTCGTAGTCGCAGCAGTTCATATGCGGTCCTTGAAGGTGGGCAGGCCGGCGTAGTGCGTCCAGCCGCAGCCCTTGGTGAAGTTGCCGATCGTGGCGACGCCGAGCTTGCGGTTGATCAGCAGCAGCTTGGTGCCGGACGGCGGTGGTGTGTCCTTGATCTCGATCCAGTGGTGCTGGGTGTCGACCAAGGCGAACTTGTTGTGCGTGGTCTTGGTGGTCATGACTGGGCTGTTGGTTGCGTGGCGCCAGGCTCTACCCAGTTTTCCTGCCACTGCTTTTCAACGCGCTCTGGCCGTGACATCTCCATCTTCTGGATAGCCAGCACCAAGTACCGGGCCATCTCCAGCGTCACGGTGATGGTGTCGCCGTCCTGTTGGACTCGGTAGCCGTTGATCTGTCCGATCTGTGTCTCTGGGTCAAAACACACATCCAGCGGGATGATGTCTGTGCGGTGGTCGCGCACCTCATATTCTGTTGGCCTCATGCTCATACATATCCATCCATTTGAAATTTAAGTTTTGCCTCCTCAAGCGCGCCAATAATCAGCAGCCTGTCTGATGTGGTGGACGACTTGATCTTGAACTGACCCCTGTCTTTCCAGAAGGACAGCACAATCACCGTGTCGGGCTCCTCGTCTATGGCCTCATTGAGGACGATCTTGGCTTGCACCTTGTGGTGATCAGGAATGGTTGCTGTCTTGAGCTTGCTCATCAGTACACCTCGAACCATTTGCCGGGCTTGTTTTCGAGCCAATACCGGTTGACCCGAAGCGTAATAAACGGAGCATCAGGTCCAATCTGCAAGTGTCGAGCGCCAAAGCGCCAGTTAATCCATAGGTTGCTCATTTAGCCATCTCCATTTTCTGCTCGGCCAGCAGCTCGAGAGCGATCTCGCGCAGCACCAAGTAAGGCTCGGCGCCTTGCTCGTTGGCGCCGCGCTCCTCCATCATCCTGTCGAGGGTCTTCTCGGAGTTGGTGCGCACGTCGCGGCGCAGTAGTGCCAGCGTGTCTTCTTCGCTTGCGTAGGGGTCAGGTTTCTTGCTCATTGGTTCTTCCTTTCAGTTTAGATTCTGCTGTTTTTGCTCGTTCAGCCCACTCGTGAATTGCTTCAATGTGTGCGGCATGTAGCGTGCATTGCTGCACCTGTGTTTCGCCATTCCACCTGCAACTGCATGGTTTAAAAACTGGCTGTGCTGCGGGTGGGGTGGCGTGTTCCTGTGCGAAGGTAGCCATCCAACATGGGATGTCGTTTGCCAATGGTGTGCCGTCAATAAATCGTTTGTATAGAAATTTTTCTTTGACGATCTGCTCTGCGGCTTTAAGCAAATCAACCCACGCCACAGGCTCCTGCACAGGTGCTGAACGGGCTTGCTTGATGGCGGTGATGGCTTTATTCCAGTATTCCTCTGCCATCGGCGTCATGTTACCGGGGTGTATGCCCTCCAACGCCTCCAGCGCCAAGTCCAATGCTTCGTCTTTAGTCATGCTTCACCGCCTTCCGTGTCATCGCTTGGCAGGCGGCGAACGAGGGGCTCGACGCGGCCGTCGCGGTAGTGAAGGCGCTGGCCGTACAGGCTGGGCACAGCCAAGGCGTCCTGAGAGCCTGGTCGGGGGATGCTGCGCACCTCGCCATCGCCGAGCACATAGGTGGGGCGCTTGAACACATCGTCGCGGGGCGGCATCGCGGTGGTGGTTTGGGTCGTCTCGCTCATGCCAGCACCACCTGCGCAATGAAGAAGGCCGCAGCCAGCACGGAGATCACGATCGCCACCAGCTGGACGATGGGCATGGCTTCGCGGTGCTCGGCGAAGTCGCGGCTGGTGTAGGGCCCGAAGGCCTCCTGCAGGGTGCGTGGATATTTTCTGGTGTTCATGGTCTGTTCTCACAGGTTGATGATTTCAATGTCGTGGGGGCGCTTGCGGCCCATCAGGATCTCGCGGATCTGGCGCTCTGTGCGGCGGTGGCAGTGGATCATGGTGCGTGCGGACACCTGCTCGATGACCGCGGCATAGTCCTCGAGCACGGCGCGCACAGCCTGGATGCCTTGCGCGTCGAGTCGGATGGATGCGCCGCCTTTGAGGTGCCGCCTGCCGGAAAGCGCCAAGGCCTCGATGGCGTCCTGCAGCAGGCCGCTGTTGTCCTCGACGATGTACATGTCGACCAGCGTCTCCATGAGGTTCACCGCGTCGGAGCACACGCGCCAGTCTTCGGGCGTTGGTGCTGCTGCCTTCTCGATCGAGGCAAGGCCTGCCCACATGCGGGTGAGCTGGTGCCGGCGCGTGGCCTCTGGCAGCGGCTCCGTGGGGCTGGCCGTCATCTCGTCGATCAACGAGTAGGTTGGGGTGGCGGTCTGTTTGCGGCGCTTCATGACGACCACCATTTCACAAGAACCCAGGCCAGGCCGAAGCCGATCGCCACGGCGACGATGAAGTCCCATGCTGCCTCGGCGCGGCGGTTGAGCTTGAGGTCGCGCGCGGCGATGCGCTGCTGGTGATGGTGGTGCTTCATGCCTGGCGCTCCTTGAGGTAGTTGTCGATGTCGGCCTTGCGGTAGCGCACGGGGCTGCGCTTGCCGTCGCCGAGCTTGATCCACACGGGGCCGATGCGTTTGCCGCGCCAGGCTTCGAGGGTGTCGGTCTTCACCTGGAGCAGGTCGGCGACCTGCTGAGGTGTGAGGAGATCTTGGGTCATGTCGTTGTCCTAAAAGGTGGGCCTACTCGCTGCGTCTGTGCCTCACGCCGTGAGGGCTCGGACACATGCCGTGCACAGCATCCGCTTTCGGCCCGTAAATCAGATGGGGCTGTCGTGTTCTTCGGCGGGGTAGCCGGGCTCGCCTTGGTCCGTCGCCGGGCCCTGCTCCATGTCGATCACGCCGTCGTCGTCATGCACTGGCGGTGGGGGCGCCTGCTCGGCCACCTTTGCCAGTCGGCTGGGGCGCTTGGTCGGTGCTGGCGCTTCGGCCGGAGCTGGCGCCGGCGCTGGTTCTGGCTGCTCTGGCGGGGTGAACAGCTCGTCGTCTGCGCGCAGCACGTCGTCGAGGTCGGTGCTCATGGGCAGGCGCTTGGCGTGGCGGCGCACCACGGTCTTCTTCGCCATCTCGGCGAAATCGCTGACCCATGGGCCGGAGTTGCCGGAGCGGCTGCGCTTGCGGATCGCCTCGACGTCCTCGACGCTCATCACCTCGCGGGACTTCTCGCCGTCCTTCATGCTGACGATCGAGTAGACCGCGATGATCTTGCCGCGGCTGCTGAGTGCGGGCTTGTGGGTGATGTGCTCGTCATCGCCGAGGCAGAAGTCGAAGTTGTCGTTCTCGTAGACGGCCTGCACCGACCAGGTGCTGATCTCGCCTGAGTTGCGCACCATCTTCATGATGCCGGCGACCATCGGCATGAACTGCGCTTGGTCCTTGAAGGTGACGATAGCGCCCTCGCGGCCGTCGGGCAGCAGGCCCATCTGGCTGGCCTTCATCGCGCTGGCAAACAGCGTGCGGCGGTCAGCGTTCAGCAGGGCCGGCGTCATCTGCACGGCGGTCATCACGACGCGCACGAAGCGCTCGGGGCTGACGTGCTTGGGCAGGGCAGCTGCGAACTGCGGCTGCATGGCGGTCAGCTGGTTGCGGACCTGATCGACGACTGTGACTTGGTTTGACATTTAGATTTCCTTTCGGTGGTTGAGAATACAGCAACAGTATAGCACTGTTTATTTCGGTTTGCGGGCATTGATCCGCAGATTTCGGAAGCCCTTGCGGCCACCGTATGAGGTGCCGACCATGCTTTCGGTGATCAGTGTGGCCGGCGTGTCTGCCTGCATGCCTGCGCTGATGGTCCAGCCCTCGAGCAGAACCTTCTCGGCGTCGCCAATAGCCTTGAGCAGGTCGGCCTTGACGACCTCCTTGTCTTCCTTGGCCTTGGCCTCGTCAGCAGACAGGCGTTTGTACTCCAGCACCAGCGCTGCGATATTCGCATCACCGCTGGCGTCAACGAGTTTGCCGGGCTGGGCGTACTGGTTGAGCCGGATCACCGCCTCGGCGTCGCCGGGCATGACGGCCGCGGGCTCCTCGCCTGCGTCGACCGTGCGCCAGAACTCGGCCACCTTGGCCTTGATGGCCGCGATCACGGGCTCGTCGCGTTCGCGCTCGATCACCACGCCGCGGTTGCCCGCGATGAAGGCGCCAATGAAGGCGCGCTTGAAGCCGGACACGGCCATCTGGTGCTGCACCTGCATCTCGATGTGCTCGGGCGCCTCGATGCCGCCGTCGTCGTGCTCGATCCATCCGTCGCGGAACGCCAGGTAGTCGACGTTCTTGATCTCGAGGTGCACGGGCCCGCCTGGCAGGTTGGTGATCACGAAGTCGAACGAGCTGCCGATGCGTGCCTCGGGGTCGCGCATGTATTCCTTGAGCGGCTTGATCTCCCAGCCCTGCTCCTCGGCGATGCCGTGGGCGATCGCGGCCTCGAGGCGGTTGCCCCACTTCATGCGCTCGTTGGTCTTGAACTCGCGGGCGAGGCCGGACTTCTTGGCGTGCCACAGCTCGAAGTGCGTGGTGTAGGGGCTCATGCCAAACAGCGCGGCCGACTCGGTGCTGGTCACGTCGCGCTTGCGCATCTCGAGCCAGTGCGCCTCGTTGGATGGGACGATGATCTCGGTGGTCATTCTTGGCCTGTTGCTTTGGCGATGGCGGCACTGGCTTGGGTTTGCGCGAGGTCGCAAATTCGAAGGTTCTCGTAAAACCATTTACGCCACGCTGCTTCACCTTCAGGCGTTTCACGGTTGTGTGTCTTGTGGTCGAAACCGGCATCTTCACGCCGAAGCCATTCAGCAAATGTCTGACAGGCCTCCAGCAGATCAGGCGCTGCGGCGATCAGGCGGGAGTTTGCGTCTCCGCAGGCATCCAGTGTGTGGTTCACTGCATGACGTATGCAGACGGAAGCAACAACGTCCCCAAATTCCTGAACCTGCTCAACACGGCGATAAGTGCCGAACCCCTCTTTGTATACGGCCTCGGACAACTCCCAAGGCCCCGGTGTGTGCTTGCTCATGCTGCACCTCCGGCGCGAGCCTGCGCGAACCCGTCGCGGATCTGGCGCTTGTGATGGGCAACGCTGAACGCCAGCTGGCCTTGCAGCTCGAACTTGGCCTCGGCCACCATGCGGTCGATGACGGTGGCGTAGAGCTGCCCGCCGAAATAGCGCGCATCGTTGTGGTCGAGGTAGCGGGTGGTGGCCTTGTAGCCACTGGCTGCGTCGCAGCGGTCGAAATAGGAGTCCATCATGGCGGGCCTCAGAACGGTGCAGGCTCGGCCTGGGGTTGACGGGGCTGGCGTGCCAGCTTCTGGACTTCGCGCACCAGGTCGTTGCTGGCGCGCTCGAAGGGGTTGTGCTGTGCCCAGACGCGCTGGATGTGGATGGGCTGGCTGTCGTTTGCCAGCGGTGCGAAGGACCGCATCGCGGCCAGCATGGTGGGGTGTACGTTGTTCATGTGTTCTCCAGAATCACGCCGAGAAGTTCAGCGCATGGAGAGATTATCGGCGCATTGATGCGATTTGCGCAACAGGTTAATGCAGGAGAAAACCCTTAGTTGCAGGAATACCACAGTCAGGGTGTGACGAGCAGGATCGGCTTGGCCCACTCGACCTCGGCGTCCTTGATCGTGCCGATCGGGCTCACCAGGTTCCACACACCCCTGCGACTGCCGCGCGCCAGCTTGGCGACGTGCATCACGCCATCGCGCAGGCGCAGCACCGACAGACGGCCCACCGCATCGGCCTGCACGCTGCCGTCCATGTGGAGGTTGGCGAACATGACCCAGCCGTCCATGTGATCAAGCGCCGTCCCTGCCGTGCGGCACTGAATGGCGGTCAGGGTTTCGGGCAGGTCGCCGCCTGGGTGTGGCACCGTCATGTCCGTGGACTCTGCGTGAACTTCGGCGCTTGCGTCCATGTACGCGGACACCAGCACCATCTCGCCCTTGGATGAGATCTGCACACCAGCATGGCGCATGACCTCATCAGCGGGCACGCCAATCAGGCGGGCGATGGCCGCGGCCTCTGCGATCTTCATTTCGCGTTTGCCCCGCAGCATGAGGCTAACGGCAGCCGAATCAAGGCCAAGCTGCCGCGCCAAGCCGCGCTGTGACAGGCGCTGGTCGGCGAGTCGGTCGCGGAACCATTTGGTGTCAACGGACATGAGGAAATCTCCGGCTTCGTCGTGTTGAATCCGGTTATTACTGCAACGGTGAGATTATTGCAACAGCATTGGGATTGCTGCATAATTGCGATATTCTCAACACATGGACTTTCTATGACACCAGCAGACATCGTGATCTCCCGTTTCGAGGGCGTTCGGCCTTTGGCTCGATTACTTGGCAAGGATCCCAGCACCATCCACCGCTGGCGCATGCCAGCTGCGAAGGGGGGCTTGGATGGGCGGGTGCCATCAGCGGCGCAAGTCAGGCTTCTGCACCTGGCGAAGGAGCGCGGGGTCGCTCTTACGGCCGATGAGCTGATCAGCGGCAGCAGCCAAGAACAAGCTCGCTGAAAAAGAGTCAACATGGTTAACTTTGCAATACAGGCGCTGAATATGTTTTCCACAACGTTTGGGAAGCGCCATGACTGACGGCCAGCTGCTGCGCATCATCAGCTCGGCCCGGTTCGAGCAACCCTCTGTCATCGCCAAGCGCGCAGGCCGTCGACGGGTGAACGCCCAGCTCGGCCGGCTGTCCCGCTCCGGCATGCTTGAGCGCGTGCCTGGCCCGCGCTGCTTCCTCTATCGATCACGGCAGGCGGTGCTGGCATGACCATCACCCTGCGCAACTACCAAAACACGCTGGTCGAGCGCACGCGCGCCAACTTCATCGTCGGCAAGCGCTCGCAGCTCTTGGTCCTTCCGACCGGTGGCGGCAAGACCGTGTGCTTCAGCTACATGTCCGGCGCCGCCAAGGACAAGGGCCTGACGGTCTGGATCCTGGCGCACCGCGTCGAGCTGCTCGAGCAGATCTCCAAGACCCTGCGGGACTTCGGCATCAAGCACGGCATGATCGCGCCAGGCTACATCGGCGACCGCCGCCAGCAGGTGCAGGTCGCTTCGGTGTTCACGCTCGCGCGCAGGCTGGACCGCTACGACGCGCCGGACCTCATCATCGTGGACGAGGCGCACCACGCGATCTCGAAGTCCACATGGGGCACGGTCATCAAGGCCTTCCCCAAGGCCAAGCTGCTGGGCGTCACGGCCACACCGATCCGGCTCTCGGGCGAGGGCCTTGGCGATCTGTTCGAGTGCATGGTGCAGGGCCCCACGGTGGCCGACCTGATCAGCCAGGGCGCGCTGTCACCATACCGCCTGTTCGCTCCGGCCGGCGTCGACCTGTCCGGCGTGCACAGCAAGATGGGCGACTTTGTGCGCGGCGAGCTGGCGCAGGCCATGAACAAGCCCAGCATCACGGGCGACGCGGTCAGCCACTACCGCAAGCTCGCCGATGGCAAGCGCGCCGTGGCCTTCTGCGTCAGCGTCGAGCACGCCGAGCATGTGGCCGCGCAGTTCCGCGAGGCCGGCATCCCCGCTGCCTCGATCGACGGCGGCATGGACAAGGTGCTGCGCCAGCAGGTGCTCGCGTCCTTCACGGCCGGCGACCTGCGTGTGCTCACCAGCTGCGACCTGATCTCCGAGGGCTTCGACGTCCCGGCCATCGAGGTGGCGATCCTGCTGCGTCCCACGCAGTCGCTCGGGCTCTACCTCCAGCAGGTCGGCCGGGCGCTGCGCACGTTCCCCGGCAAGGCCGAGGCCATCATCCTCGACCACGCCGGCAACGTGAAGCGCCACGGGCTGCCCGACGACGATCGGATCTGGACGCTGGAGGGCAAGCTCAAGAAGCGCGCCAGCAAGCCATCCGAGGTGCCGGTCAAGACCTGCCCGAAGTGCTTCGCCACCGTGGCGTCTGCGGCCACCCACTGCCTGTGCGGCCATGAGTTCGAGGTCAAGGCCCGCGAGGTCGAGCACGTCGAGGGCGACCTGCAGGAGATCGACCCAGCCGTGGCCCGCAAGGCTGCCCGCATGGAGCAGGGCCGCGCTCAGTCAGAGCAAGACCTGGTCGCCATCGGCCGGGCCCGAGGAATGAAACGCCCAGAGCTTTGGGCAAGGCATGTGCTGCGTGCGCGGCACGCCAAAGAAATGAGGATGAACCCATGACCGACCCAGACGACAACTCGTTCCACGTCATCTTCATCAGCGTGCTGGCGCTGCTGCACGGCGGCTTCTGGCTGATCGTTGGTCTGGCCTTCGGTCGCCTGCTGTGGGGCATGCCATGAGGCCGGGCGAGCGCGAGGTGACGCTGATCGACGGCCGCGCTGCGTCGAACTACAGCGAGGCGTTCAGGGCCGAGTGCGAGGCCCGGCATGTCCTGGCGATGCCCAACGTCCACCTGCGCCGCATCTACCTCGCCGACGTCAGGAAGCGCCGCGGCGATGTGGCTGGCAAGCAGCTCGAGGATCTGGTGCGAGCTGTCTGGGTCAAGGGTAGGGAAAACCCCTAGTTGAGGTGTTGAGAAAAACGCAAGTATAATTTCAACATCGCAACAAACAACCGGAGCCCAACATGATGATCAACCGCACAGTTTACGAATCCTTGGTGGCAAATCACGAGGGGTGCCAATCGACAGACTCAGATGGTGGCCGCTGGGCCATGGTTTACCTGCCAAATGCAAGCGTCAAAGGCGTAAGCCCATTGCAGTTTGCTGGTGCTTTGTCTGTGCTGAAACAGCAAGGCGCATATCGACCAACTGGCGACAAGTATTTCGGCGAAATCAAGATCAAGTAATCACGCACCGGGGCCAAGGCCCCACCTTTCTTAACCAAGGAGCCGCCATGCACATCACCGTCACCATCAAGTCCATCTACGGCAGCCAGGCCATCTATCCCGCTTGCGAGCGGGCCGACGCCTTCGCCTCGATCGCCGGCACCCGCACCCTGACGCCGCAGGTCATCAAGCAGATCAAGGCGCTGGGCTATGAGGTCCGCGTCGAGCAGCAGCACCCCAGCACGCTGTGACCTGGCGCATAATCGCGCACCATGAACGAAGCCGACCTCATGCGCAGCATCATGATTGCCCTGTCCAACGATGGCCACTTTGTGAGCCGCGCCAACGTCGGCCTGTTCTTCACGCAGGACGGTCGGCCCATCCGCTCCGGCCTGCCCGTCGGCTTCTCGGATCTGTTCGGCCACCGCCGCGATGACGCCAAGGCCTTCTACCTGGAGGTCAAGACGCCCACCGGCAAGGTCAGCACCGAGCAGATGGCCTTCATCAACGCGATGAAGATCCGCGGCGCGATCGCTGGCGTGGTTCGCTCGATCGAAGACGCGCAAAAATTGTTGAGATAATCACACCATCCGATGGAATTCGGTTAACATTCAAGCCTGTTCGTTTTTTTAGTGAGGTCCGTGTGTCAATACCCGACGATATTTCCCCAAGTAATTTGCCGTTCACCACGCGCATGCGTGAGCACTTGAACAACAACTCTGGGCCGCATCCAGAGGTGGCGCATACCGTTTTCGAGTATGTCGACATTGCCAAGCGCGTTCTCCTCGAGCTGCGTGTGCGCGATTTCTCAGCCGCCGATGTGGTTGCCCTGGCGACCATCATGGAGTCCCGTGACCGAGCGATCCGCTCACTCGCCAAAATCGAGGCTGTATGAGCGCAGCCGCAGAATTCCGTGACGCGATCGCAGCGTCTGGCCTGGTACCTCCACACGAAATCATCGGCGACGGCGAGCGCCACCGGTTCAGCAGTGATGGCCGCCCCAACAACAAGTCCGGCTGGTACCGCTTCCACGACGACGAGTATCCCGCTGGCGCCTTCGGCTGCTGGCGCACCGACATGTCCGTGACGTGGAAATCCTCCAAGCCCAAGCAGTTCACCCAGGCCGAGCGCGACGAGTACCGCGAGCGCATGAAGCGCCTCGAGAAGCAGCGCGAGCGCGAGCGCGAAGAGGCCACCGACTACGCCGCCGTCACCGCCACCCAGATGTGGAACGAGGCCGTCGAGGGCGACCACCCCTACCTCGAGCGCAAGGGCATCACCTGCCTGGGCGCGCGCGTGCTCGGCGACATGCTGCTGGTGCCCATGAAGCACAGCGCCAAGCAACTCGTCGGCCTGCAGCGCATCTGGCCGGACGGCACCAAGCGCTTCATCAAGGGCAGCCCGCTGGCCGGCGCCTACTGCACGATCGGCACGCCCACCAAGGAGGGTACGGTCGTCATCTGCGAGGGCTATGCGACCGGCGTCTCGATCCACATGGCGACCAACTACTGCGTGGTGGTGGCCTTCAACTCCGGCAACCTGGCCGAGGTGTCGCAGAAGATCCGCAAGGCCCTGCCATCGGCGCGCCTGATCATCGCTGGCGACGACGACGCCTTCACCGTGCGGCCACCCAACCACATCCAGGCCGGACAGCCATGGAACCCCGGCATCGAGGCCGCTGAGGCCACAGGCTTTCCAGTCTACCTGCCCGTGTGGCAAGGCGAGCGCGGCAAGGGCACCGACTTCAATGACCTGCACGTCGCCGAGGGCATCAAGGCCGTGCGCAAATGTTTCAAGTCTCCCGCTACACTTCGCACTGATGAACCGGGTGCGGTATCCGACAAGCCGCCCGTCAAGCCGGCAAGTGATGGGGATGACCGTTCGTCCGACAACACCGGCAGCTCTGGTGGCGATTCTCCTTTCGCGTCAGCCCAGGCCGTCCAGCATGAGCCCGCTCGCCCGGTAATCCTGCCGGGGAGCGGCTCGGACGTTGCGCTCATGGCCGCGCCCCTGATCAACTACCAGCAGTGGCTGCCGGACGTGAACGACAAGGGCAAGCCCCTGTCCACGATCGAGAACGTGGCCGACGTGTGCCAGCGCCTTGGCATCACCGTGCGCTACAACGTGATCAGCAAGGAGGAGGAGATCCTCATACCCGGCGCCGCCTTCTCGCTGGACAACAAGCAGAACGCCAGCCTCGCGTGGCTCTTGTCCGAGTGCGCCAAGTTCCGCATGCCCGTCGACCGGGTGCCCGACTTCATCACCTATCTGGGCGACCAGAACCTCTACAACCCCGTGGCCGAGTGGGTCATGTCCAGACCGTGGGACGGCCACGACCGCCTGTCGGAACTGATCGCAACCGTGCGGGCCAAGGACGAGGCGATCGACGAGCGCGTCATGCGCATGAAGACCGCCTTCATCACCCGCTGGATGATCTCCGCGATCGCTGGCGCCTTCCGCCCGACCGGCGTGTCAGCTCATGGCGTGCTGGTGTTCCAGGGCGCGCAGTACGTCGGCAAGACCAAGTGGTTCAAGCAGCTGGTACCCCAGCACCTGGACCTGCTCAAGGACGGCATGCTGCTGCGCCCCGACGACCGCGACAGCGTCATGAAGTGCGTCTCCAACTGGCTGGTGGAGCTCGGCGAGATCGACGCCACCTTCCGCAAGTCCGACGTGGCCGCTTTGAAGTCCTTCCTGACCTCCGACCGCGACGTGCTGCGCAGGGCCTACGCCCGCAAGGAGAGCACCTTCGCCAGGCGCACCGTGTTCTTCGCATCGGTGAACCCCAAGAACTACCTGCACGACGAGACGGGCAACCGCCGCTACTGGACCATCGAGTGCGAGCATCTGGACCACAGCCACGGCATCGACATGCAGCAGTGCTGGGCGCAGGTTCACAGCCTTTGGGCGGCCGGCGAGAGCTGGTTCCTGCAGCCCGATGAGATGGAGCTGCTCAACGAGCACAACAAGGACTTCGAGGTCATCGACCCGATCGAGGATCTGATCACCAACGGGCTGCGCTGGAAAGACGAGCCCTACAACTGGAATTGGCGCACCGCGACCGAGGTCTTGATGTCACTGGGTCGTCACAACAGCACCAAGGCCGACGTCACAAAAGCCGGCACGATCATCCGCAACATGAACGGCGGCAAAGCAAAACGCACCGGACAGCAGCGTTTGCTCTACGTTCCTGACGCCTTCAGGACACCTTCAGCGTGATGCGTCATGCAAAAAAGGCCTTATAAATCAATGACATTTGACACTATGACACCTAATGACACTCTTTATAGTAGTAGTAGTATAAAAGGGGAGAAACGGGGGGCGCGTAGGAATTTCCCGCCTAATAGCAAAGCTGGTCACACGTGCACTACGGTGTCATGGGCCCACATCGTTGCGAAAATCACACCATCCGAGTAACATCAACATCATGGCGACCAAAAAGAAGCTCACCCTCAACGCGAAAACCGTGGTGCCCAAGCCCACAGGACGGCCCTCGAAGTTCTCCCAGGCTCTGGCCGATGAGATCGTCGAGCGCGTGTCCAATGGCGAACCGCTGGCGCCCGTTTGCCGCGACCTCGGGCTCGGGCTTACGACCTGGTACGACTGGTGCAAGGCTCGCCCTGATCTATCCGAAGCCATCGCGCGCGCACGCGAGGCCGGCGAGGAGATCATCGCGGCCGATGCGCTCAGGATCATCGACCAAGAGCCGAGCCTCAACATCACGCAGTTCGGCAGCAGCTACGACAGCTCGAGCGTGACATGGGCCAAGAACCGGGCCGAGCTCAGGCTGAAGCTGCTGGCGAAGTGGAACCCGCGCAAGTGGGGCGACAAGATCGCCGTGGGCGGTGCTGACGACCTTCCTGCCCTGCAGTCGCAGGCGAACGTGACCCTCGACCCGTCCGAGGCCTACAAGCGCCTGATGGGGGGCAAGTCATGAGTGACCGCGTCGTGTCCTCCCTGCTGATCTGCTTCATGGCCGGCGCGATGGTGTTCCAGCACGAAGTCCTGGCGGTGCTGCTGCTGCTGGCTGCCGTGGGGATCGTGGCATGAGCGACATCACCCAGACCCTGACCGAGCGCGGCCAGCGCTACGGCAAGTTCAAGGACCACGCGGCCATCGCCCAGGAGCTGAAACGGGCGCTTTATCGCCACATGGACACTGTGAGCAAAGTCGAGCCTGACGCGGACCAGCTCGAAGCCTTGGAAATGATCTGTCACAAGCTGGCGAGGATTGTGAACGGCGACCCCGACTACGCCGACAGCTGGGTCGACATAGCAGGCTATGCCCAGCTGGTGGCCGACCGCCTCGAAGGGATTGAGCGGTGATCCCTGCCGACTTCAACTGGCGAGAGCCCGACTACCGCCCGGTGTGGCAGGAGCGCGTCGAGCGCCTGCAGCGCCTGCGCGCAGAACCCGGCATCCTGCCAGGCCTGAAGGCCTTCTACGCCGACCACCCGGTCGAGTTCATCAACGACTGGCTGTGCACCTTCGACCCGCGCAACGTGGAGCGCGGCATCGAGGCCGTGACGCCGTTTCTGCTGTTCCCCAAGCAGGCCGAGTTCGTCGAGTTCGTGGTGGCCCGGTGGCGGGCCCGTGAGGACTGGCTCTGCGAGAAGTCCCGCGACATGGGCGTGAGCTGGCTGTGTGTGGCCATCGCCACCTGGATGTGGCTGTTCCACCCCGGCGTCGTGGTCGGCTTTGGCTCGCGCAAGGAGGAGTACGTCGACAAGCTCGGCGACCCGAAGTCCCTGTTCTGGAAGATCCGCGAGACGCTGAACCTGCTGCCGGTGGAGCTCAGGCCCAAGGGCTACAACGAGCGCGCCCACGCGCCGAGCATGCGCATCGTGAACCCCGAGAACGGCTCGACCATCGTCGGCGAGAGCGGCGACAACATCGGCCGCGGCAACCGGACCTCGATCTACTTCAAGGACGAGAGCGCGTTCTACGAGCGCCCCGACGCGATCGACGCGGCGCTGTCGCAGACCTCCAACTGCAAGGGCGACGTCAGCACGCCCAACGGCGCAGGCAACCCGTTCTACCGCAAGCGGCACAGTGGCCGGATCAAGGTCTTCGTGTTCGACTGGCGAGACGACCCGCGCAAGGACGAGGCCTGGTACGAGCGCCAGAAGGCGACGCTCGACCCCGTCATCGTGGCGCAGGAGATCGACCGCGACTACACCGCCTCGGTGTCGAACGCATGGATCTCGGGGCCGCTTGTGCTCGAGGCCATGCGCCGTGGCCCGGCCGACGTGCAGGCCATCGGCCCGTTGATGGTCGGCGTCGACGTGGCGCGCTTTGGCAACGACAAGAGCTGCATCACCTTCCGCAAGGGCCGCGTGGTCTACCCCCAGATCGTCTTCGGCATGTGCGACGTGGTCGACGTGGCCGGGCGCGTGAAGCAGGCGATCGAGGCATGGGGCGAGCCGCCCAGCCAGATCGCAGTCGACACGATCGGCATCGGCTCCGGCGTGGCCGACATCCTGCGGCGTGAGTTCAAGCGACAGGTGGTGGACGTCAACTCGAGCCTGCGCCTGTCCGATGGCCAGAACTACAACCTGCGCGCCAGGATGTGGCGCGACATGCGCGAGTACCTGAAGAACGGCGCCTCGCTGCCCAACGATCCAGAGCTGTCGACTGACCTCACGGCCCTGCAATACGAGTTCCGCGGCGGTGAAATGCTGATGGAATCGAAGGACGATGCCAAGAAGAGGGGCATCAAATCACCAGACAGAGCGGACAGTTTAGCGTTAACATTCGCCATCCCCGCGCGCGATGTGGCTGACATGCCCGCGCGTGCCCACACCGAATACGCAATTTTCTAGGAGTTCATCATGGGTGGATTGTTCAGCAAGCCAAAGGTGCAGCAGGCACCGACACCTGTCGAGATCAAGGCGCCCGTGGTGAACACCGAGCAGGTGGAGCGCACGGCCACCGACATCATGCGCCGACGCCGCGGCACGCAGGCCACCGTCACAGGGGCTGGCGAGATCGGCACAACGGCCGGATCGGTTGCGGCGAAGTCGCTGCTGGGGGCCTGACCATGAACATCTTCAAACGTCTGGCCAAGGCCTTGTTCGGCACGAAATCCGGCGCTCGGACCCCGGCTGCAGCCGCGGCCGCACCAGCTGCCCCTGTCGCTGGCGAGGTCATCCCGCCTGCTCCTGCGCCGCTCACGCCCCAGGAGCAGACCAACGTAGCCGGCCAGGTTCGACGCAAGCGAACGGGGCTTGGCAGCACGATGACTGGTGCAGCAACACAAGGCACGACAGCCGGCTCGGTGGCAGCCAAGGCGTTGCTCGGCCTGTGATGGTGCTGATTTCTCAATGATTGAACGAGGGCCGCAACATGGCTGATTCACGCGCAGATTCCTGCCTCTCCCAGCACGAAAGGCTGATAACCCAGCGCTCCACCTTCGAGAAGGTGTGGCAGCAGATCGAGGACCGCATCAACCCGACCGATGTGCAGTTCTCCTCGACCACGGCGAACCTGACCAAGGGCCAGCAGAACACCGAGAAGGTGTTCGACGCGACGCCCGGCCTGGCGCTCGACCGCTTCAAGGCGGCGATCCACTCGCTGGTGACACCGCGCAACCAGACATGGCACAAGCTCAAGGCCTCTAACGAGGCGCTGAACGAGGACCAGGAGGTCACGCGCTACCTCGAGGAGGTCAACCGCCGGCTGTTCGCAGCGCGCTATGCGGCCAACTTCGACACCGAGGTGCAGGGCTCCTACTACCAGGCCGGCAAGTTCGGCAGCATGGGCATGTTCGTGGGCGAGCGCCCCGGCAAGTCGCTGTTCTACCGCTCGGTCCCGATGAAGCAGCTGTTCTTCGCGGAGAACGAGTTCGGCATCGTCGACTTGGTGCACCGTGACTGGTTCTGGACGGCGCGCCAGGCGTATCAGCGCTGGGGCAACAAGCTGCCGCGCGTGATCCAGAACGCAGCCGAGAAGATGCCCGAGACCGAGTATCGCTTCCTGCATGTGGTCAAGCCGCGCGCCGACGCCGACGTGACCCGCAAGGATTACCGGGGCATGGAGTTCGTGAGCTACTACATCTCCTTCGACACCCGCGAGGTGATCGAGGAGGGCGGCTTCCGTGCGTTCCCCTACCCGGTCGGCCGCTACGACCTGACCTCTGGCGAGGTCTATGGCCGCTCGCCGTGCATGACGATCCTGCCCGACGTGAAGATGCTCAACGAGATGAACCGCACGACCATCCAGGCCGCGCAGCTCAAACTGCTGCCGCCCCTGCTGGCGCACCGTGACGGCATCCTCGACGCTGTTCGCCTGACGCCTGGCGCGATCAACTACGGCGGCGTCGACGACAGCGGCCGGCAGATGCTGCAGCCTCTCGAGGTGGGCGGCGATGTCAGGATCGGCATGGAGATGATGGATCAGAAGCGCTCGGTCATCAACGACGCGCTGCTGTCCACGCTGTTTCAGATCCTTGTCGACAAGCCCAACATCACGGCCACCGAGGCCATGCTGCGCGCGCAGGAGAAGGGCCAGCTGATCGGCCCGACCGGCGCCCGCATCGAGTCCGAGTTCCTGTCCAACATGCTCTACCGCGAGCTCGACATCCTGGCTGCGGCTGGCCAGCTGCCCGAGATGCCCGAGCAGCTCATGGAGGCCGGCGGTCTGTTCGAGATCGAGTACGACAGCCCGCTGTCGCGCGCCCGTGAGGCCGAGGGCGGCGTGGCCATCCTGCGCACGTTCGAGCAGCTCGCACCGATCGCCCAGATCGCTGGCGCATCGGTCTACAAGCGCTTCAACGTCGACGCGATCAGCGAGGAGCTGGCGCGCCTGAACGGCATGCCGGCCAAGCTGCTCTACACCGACGACGAGATGAAGGACATCGACGCCGCGGCAGCCGAGGAAGCCCAGATGCAGCAGCTGCTGCAGGCCGCACCCGTGGCGGCGAGCGCAGCCAAGGACATTGCGCAGGCCTCCGCGCTTGCTGGCGCTGTGCCCAACGAAGTCATCCCCGGTCCGCTGCCA